CTGGGATCAATAGGACGATTCTTACGTCGTCTTCCGCTTGCCACGGACCCTTGTAGTTTTTACGCTACATTTTGATTGGCTTTATCCAAGTTAGATAATTTCTTAACTAACTTGAAGCAAGATATACCAATCAAGGCATCGGTTGAAATAGACTTAAAATCAACCACTACGCAAGGTACTCTAAAGAGTACCTTTTTATCTAGAGAATCAGGTTCAGAGAACCTGGAACTTTTACATCTTGGATACCAACCTACCGTTTTATGATACGATACACACATGAAATCATGCGGAAGCATTTATAATTTATCTGTTAAGACTATCATAAACAACACAAGGTTGGCCAAAGGGAAGATCTTCACATTATTCTCGAAGTCCTATCATGAGATCGTTGAAACTTTCAATGACCTCATTTGCAAAATTAGGACTATCAGGAAATGATGGAAGATCAAACTCCTTTGGTTTAAGAAGTTTTCCTAAGTTTTTCTCAAAGTTGTCCTTATCAAAAAGTTTTACATTGTAATCCTTGACGATCTTTAAAAGATAATCAGGTTTTACATTTAAATCAATGATAGGAGTAAGAAACTTCAATGCTACTTTCGTATCATTTGGGGTTCCTTTTACAGCTTCGAGAAAACATCTTCGGAAAGCTTCATATCCAAATTCCTTGTTAGAATTTAGAAAATTTTCAAGAAAGATTCGATCCACTTCGGATTGAATCTCCTTTCTTATCTTACCATCATTAAAGGGTATATTTAATACTTTTAAAAATGATAATGAAGGTAAATCTTCTAAATTTTGACCAAGGAATAGGTCTCTCAAATGAGAATTATTTGAAATACGTTTTCTAATCCTGTTCAAATCAGGTATACCTATGAAATCTTCATGGTATTCCTTGAGATCAACTGGATCATTAAACTGTTCATCTAATTTCTCAATGAGAGATTGATGTAAAGACTCGTTTGAAAGATATGGAATGGATATGCATCCTTTCTCGGGCTTGATCTTTTTTAAAAGATCGTGTAGATAAACTAAGATAGTCGTACATTTTGTACGAGTACTCATATTTTCTACATCACCCCAGTTAAGAGCTAATCCACCATGACTGCATGGAACATCGATATTCCTGACCGTATGAGAAAGTTTAGATCTATTAATAGTTCTAAACAACTTCTTTACAAAATCAGGCGATGAATCAGACATCATCATTTCCAAATCTCTCAAACATTCTCCAAGAACTCTAGAACGTCGATCTAGAACCTTTTGTTTACCTGAATTTAGGACAGTACCCTTATAAATTAATTGGGAATTAACTGTACCAAATTCTGAATGAATATAATTCTTTCCAAGAGAAAGAGATAAGCCATATTGGCCTACCTTTTCTTTCCACAAGGGATAAGAA